AATCTAGGACAGCAATCTTTTCCTCGTAACCCTGATTATCAAGTGGGTTAATAACTACAACTTCAGAAACTCCACCACCTTGTACTTCAGCAGGATTAGCATTAGCAGCTGGGTCGATTGGAATATAGCCTAACGCGTTGTATCCTTCAAATTGTAGAGTAGTTAGACGATACATATATTTCCATACGTAGCCGTCAGCAGTTTCATAAATTTGAGTTACGTTAGCCGCGTCCCATGTAGGAGGTGATTCAGCAGATGAACCATTTCCATTCGCTAAACATTTAAATACTCGGTAATCACCAGTATCATTATCGTTAGGACCAACTACAGAATAAAACTTTAGACCGTCAAGATCAATAGTATCATCGTACTGAATATATACTGTTCCTCTTTGCCAAGGATAGTATTTAATCATGTAGTTTATATCATCGTTGTGTATCTTTTTACCAAATAATGTATTCTCTAGGAATTCATTTTGAGAGACAGCAGAGTCTACTGGGGTAAACGACCCGATCTTAGACACAAACATATAGTAATCTTGATTAGCTACTGTGTCTGTCACGAACATCTTATTGATGTCGCTATTAAAATTATTTGTTAAAATTTCCATGTTTCAGCTTTAACTCTTCTGTATTTTAGTTTATTTATTCAAAAAACTCAAGAAGAAAACGATGTCTTGCTTCTTGGCCACGCTCGACCCGATAGAGGACGTCTTCCTTCGGCAGTTTGTTCAGAACCACCTGCGATGTATTTACCAGATCCCATTCTAATTCCCCAAGGAATATGAACTCTTAATGCTGGTGTTCCATATAATTCCGATAGATCTGCACCACCGTTTTGATTATCATTGTCTTTAACTCTGTTTACTTCGGTTGAGCTATATAATTTAGTTGATGATATATCGCCAGCGGTTGGTATATTCGTAAAGTCAATTAGATCTTCACCGATTAGATTAGCCTTTGCGTTTTTAATCATTAATGCTTTTAATTGAGCAAGAGATGGATATACACCTCTTTGTGTAAACCAATGATCTAAGAATACAGTAGCACAACCTGCGGCAACTGGTGCAGCACAACTTGTTCCACTAAAGTATCCCCATTTACCGTCTAAATATGTATACGACGGGTTACTTGTCCAAGTATATGCACCGTAAGAAGCAAAGTCAATCATCTTCCCTCGATTACTATAATCATCTAATAATCTATTTGTATCATCTTGTTGGCAAGCAGCGATTGTAAACTGATCAGGACCACCGTCAATTGCAGTTCTTAAAACATATTGATTACTATCTGATTGACTTGACGAAGTAAATTGATTTTTACCTTCGCTATCTAAAGTATTAAGTACTCTATATCCGCCATCAGGTGTAACATAGTTATTCCATTCCGTATCTAGAGGATTAACAGCAATGTGAGAATTGTTACCTGCACTCTTAAAGCAATATATTCCATTATAATTATTAAAAGTACTCATAACAGTATCAAAGGAAGAGAATCTTGATTGATAAGGAATAGATAACATCCACTTATCTGTGCTATCAGCAGGATCGTTAATTACTCTAGGAATAATACCATTACTTGTAAATGGTGTTAAGTCTGTACCCCACCCGCCGCCAGGCCTATTAGTTACTACACTACCACCTTGTACGGTCATAGAGGCAATATCATCTATTCTAAAAAACTCTTCGTGTTCAAGACCTGTATAACCCCAAGCTCCTGTTACGACAGTAGCATTCCTAACACCAGTCGCAGGATTAACTGCCTTGGAGATATGCCATTGCAGAACAGAATAATAGGCGGTGTTAGTTCCGTTACTTAAATATATTACTCTTAACGTTGATTTTTTACCCCAACCGCAATATTTACCACCAGCCGCGCTTAATACACCAGCAGCATGTGCAGTCCAAAAAGGACCACTTGAATTCGTTACTTGGTTGTTTTCAACAGCGGAGGCAGATCCATTATAAGTAGACCAATCCATTTTAACAAACTTAGAATCCGTAGAATCAAATTCTTGAAAGTCAACGTGATTTTCATGTCCATCATATGCTGAGGTTGGAGTACCTGCTTCAACTGCGACTATATCAACATACTCTCCAAGGAAATTAGATTTAACTGAATCGTCAAAATTGAAATCACCAAAGTAACCAGCCGAAGACCCAGCAAACCCTGACGCAGGATCAAATTCACTGGTGAAAAACATATTCATTCCAGTATAATTTTTACCATTACCAGACGTTGGCGGATATGTTCTTGTTCTAAAAGTAGCACCAGTAGATTCGTATCTGGGGGTGGTTGTTGGATAAGAAGTTTCTATAACTTGTCTTTCAGCTTCTATTTCAAAAACTTTTTCACTAGCTTTTAATGTAGCAGCTTCTTCTTCAGTAAGCATCATACATAGAAGCATATCGAATAGATTAAGATTATCGTGGACATCCATGCCTGCTGCTTCATTACTAATAAAGGCAGCTTCGTCAGTACCAGGCTGAAGAACTAGGTTATAAAGTTTCTTACTCATATATTAAGACTCTATCTTTAATGCTTGAATAGTAACCGATGTTGTGGTTGTACCTGCCGTGTTATTTTGTATTGCTACTGGAACCGTTGCTTCACCATCGTCAAGCCAACCGTAAATAGCAGGAGTAACTTTAAATACCGTGTTAGCTGAAGTGGCAATAAACTCAGCAATAACACCAGAGCCATCAGCAGGATCTGTTCCTTGAGTTCTACTTGCATCAGCCGTTCTTGAAGCAGTGTCAGAATATATTCGTATCCATGATTCTTTTTCAGCAGTTACTTTTTGTATTGCGAATGACTTACCTAGTGTGGCAAAAGAAACATTGCCTGTAGTTCCTGCACCGATAGAAGCTGTTGTTTCAGTTTCAGTAACTCTTGCTGCCCCACCTGCAGATGCAGAAGGATCTTTAATTGTAATAGTTCCTTTCATACTTGCATGTACAGTACAAATATATTCATAGTCACCACTTATTGAACCTGGGACTTTCCAATAAAGAACACCACTTGTTTTACCGTTTGCGGCACTACCACTTGTCTTTGTTCCGTCAGGTGCAACATGAATTAGACCAGTGTTATATGCTACGTCACCAGTTGTTTGAATTTGGAAAGGATGTGAAGCTGATACATCTGTTAAATCAAACGCAATAGTTTCACCAGCATTTACATACAATGTTGGGTTATCTGTAGTTCCATGATAATCTGATCTATAAGCAGACGAACCATTAGGTGTCATAACATGAACTGCAGACGCAGGATATGCCATATCGTGGACATCAAGATCAGCGAGAGCAACTTCAGTTAAAGCACTAAGTGTAGAAGCACCACCTGTTTGATCTGCAACCCAAGCAAAGTCAGAACCTGTCCAACTTAAAATTTGATCTGCAGAAGCTGCACTTGTATTTAGATGAGCACTAACATCAGAATCAGCATAATCTCCACCACCACCGCCGCCTATTGTTGTAAACGAAAAGTTACCGCTGCCATCTGTAGTAAGTACTTGCCCGTTAGTTCCATCAGAACCAACATCAGTTAATGCAAGTAAAGTTGTTGAACCACTTGCGGCAGTAACCCAATCGTAATCAGATCCTGTCCAACCTAATACTTGATTATTACTAGCTGACCCAGTATTTAAATGAGTATCTACGGCCGCATTATTATAATCTCCACCACCACCGCCACCTTGTGCTGCTAAGTTAACCCACGCGGAACCATTATAAGTTAATACTTGATTTAGCGCTGGATTACTAATAGTAACATCAGTAGGAGTATTAAGGGTTATTGCATCTGCTGATGGAAGTCCCCATGTATAAGTACCATCACCAACTGTCTTAAGAATAAGGTTTGCAGTATTTGCAGAATTATCTTCGTTAGTAACATTGGATTTGTATGATATTAGATTTAACGGGTCAACGTAGTTTGTAATATCACCAGCAGAGTTATCAGAAAGCAATCCTCTCCATGAACCGTGTGCATAATACATAGATCCAGTATCGTGTGCATGTGCCATAGCACCATGATAAGTTGAAGGCGACACTGCATCGACTAATGCTTTAGTAGCATAGTAGAAAGATACTTTGTGTGGTTTGCCATTCAGATCAAGCGCACCTGCGTTATCAAATAAATCTATTGGATTCTGCGAATTACCCAATGCGTTGTAAACTTCATTAAAGTTGTCGTTTACTCTATCGAACGCAATTCGTATTGGATCACCTGTCCCATCGTTTGCGCTTGCACCTAAATTAACTACTTGTTTTGTCATGGCCTTTTCCTAAAGAGAATCTTTGTTTTAAATATTTATTATACTGGTTCGTGGTCAGCACTAACATATGTGCTATCAACCGTAAAGTTTGTAACCGATGCTTCGAGTAATGCGGTATTCGCAATATCAAACGGCGATCCGTAACCATCATCATTAAACATTCTTAAGAATCTAGGTTTGATTGTCGAAGCAACTTCGGCTTTGAATATAAAGTCACCAAACAGTTTACTACCTGCTAAGTGAACGTTTTGTTTTAATAATTCTTCGTATTGCTGAAGTGGCATAGAAGATTTAATCTGGTATGAATACTCTTGGAAGTAATCACTATCTTGTACTCTTACTCCTGAATCATAGTATTCTTGATCGTATACGTTAGTCTCTACATCTGTTACCCAGATTATATTTTCTTGTAGTTTATACCAACTTCTACCTTTCATATTAGGAGCAATGATATTGTTCCATCTTGCTACAGATGCTGCAGTTGCAGCCCCAGCTGGAAGCTTAACAAATTCTAATGCATCGGCTGAAGTAATTGAGCCGTCCATATTAATATCACCGTACGTGAAACCGTCTGATGCTATACTGCTTAACCAGTTTCTAAATTCCGGTGCTAAGTCTCCCACAGACGCAATAGGATCAGTACCTACAGCAACTGCCGTTACTGCAAGCGCAAAGTTTGAATTAGGTAATATTGTTTCGCTTGAAGTAACACTCTTCTGAATGTATCCACTTAAGTGGCTATTCTCTCCAGCCCAGTAACCTTCAGTAACACCTTGTTTATCATTAGATATCCAACCTTTAGCAATTACATTATCGCTGTCGTCAGTTAACCAACCCTTACCAAGTGAGAATGCAATATTGTCATCGTCATTTACTGGCTTTCCATAATCAACATAACCGAATCCTGATGATAGTATCTTAACCGATTTAGTTCTACCGAATGCGAATTTAGTTTCAGCATCCATGGTAGCGTTATCACCCATTACTCTAGCACCAACAGAATAATCGTATCCAACACCAGATACAGATCTATTAGATCCTACAGAGTTTGTAAGCTTTATATCACTTCCGTTAAATCCATTATAACTAAATGGAATTACTGTAATGGATCCACTGTTTGAATTAATGGCTACAATACGACCTTTGGTTGCCGCTGCACTTACTTCTGTAATACTATCGCCTATTGAGAAACTTCCAGCATCACCAGCATCAGTGAATCGTATAACCTGATTCCTTCGCTCAAAGTTCTTAAATATATTATCTTGAATAGCAACAAACACATCGTTTCTATAACCAGCACCAGGGTTGATATTCTCAAACCCAGCAATTTCACCAATAGTAAGATCTTGAATAGCAAACGCAGTATTTAGTGGCGTTGTTAAATTAACTGGAGAAGCAGTACCTGACATTGCTGCTGTACTTTCATAATCACCAGCATTAAGTACTGTTCCTAGATGTGGTGCTATAGGATCTGTAATAACAGACGCAACCGAAGTATTTACTAAAGCACTAACTTTAACATGAGCAATATCAGATGTATCTGGATATAACGGACCGGGAGAAGTATCGTTTCTTGTAGTTACTTCGTTACCGTTTGAAGCAATAGTAATTGTTAATTGAGTTTGAGCTACACCATCAATATCTGGCCTAGCTGTTGTCACAACACTTGCGAATGTAAACGCGTCGTTGTTATCCATCTTAATACCGATAGAGCTTTCGTTCTGACCAATAACAACACCAGAGTTACCAAGTTGATCTTGTACTACTTCGTACTGAATAAATCCTTCGTTATAACCACCTGTACCATTATTTGTAATGATAGACTGATTAGAAACCAATAACCTTGTGTTGTTTAACTGATAGCCATAACCGCCATCAGTTAAATCATATTCTACCTTACCAGTAATCTCGTCTGAAATTTCTGTAACAATTGCTTTACCTGCGTTGCCGTCTTTTTGTTTAACATTATAAACAGCACCGATCTCAATTCCAGTTACAGCTGCGTCATCTGTATCAACTTCAAAGTTTGAAAGAGAACCATTAATTTTACCGAAGTTAATTAACTCGCCATTAATGATTGTATATGCATCGTCGTACTTGGTAAAGTTTCCTTTAATATCATCAAGATATATAACAGGAGTTCTAATGTTATTTAGAATAAAGAAGTTAACTGATCTTACAGCAGCTTTTGCATTTGAAGTCGACCCAGTAATATTACGAGATAGTATATCAAAGTAAGTATACTCTACGCCAGTCTTAGATAAGAACACTCCATCGTTTGGAAACATTTGAAGGTATACACCTTGTCTCCATTCACTATCGGAAACCTTAGCCATTCTTTCAGATGGATAAAGTATTTCAATATCAAACTCTTCGTAGAATATAGCAAAGAATAATTCTATACCACGCTTAGTACCTTTTGAACGATAAAGATCAAGAATGTTTTTAACTACAAATTTAACTATGCCAGATTTAAGAGGAAGATTATCAAGGTATTTCTTTTTAAAGAATATAATCATACTCTCAAGAGTACTATCAATATCCTTATGTTCGAATATTCTTCGCTGATGGTATATAGACTGATTCGTTTGTGTTTCACAAAACTTATAATAGTCTTCAGTTAATTGAACGAGCTCAGGTCCATTCTCACGATAGATCGCAGGAAATTGTTGCTTAATAAAAAGCGATAGATTCTTTTCTATATCACCTTGCGGCATATCTGTTCTCTCTAATTAGTAAGCTGTATTAATAGTAGTGTTAGGTGGATTCGTTGCCGACTGAGTTGCTACTGGAGATTTGAACTCTTCTAAATCCATTGCTATTTTAACATCGGTATCTCGTATAATAAACACTCGACCTTTTGGAGCTTTAATATCGTTTTCTATTGTTTTCGCTGTAATCTTAATTGCACTACCTGTAAACGATTCTACTTCAAAGTTTGTTAGCTTAACTAACCCTGTTGTATAATCAACCGTACCTGCAGTAGGATTAGTGATCTGCGGATTTGTTACTTCATCAGTAACTAACATCATGTTTCCTAAACCATCGTCTTGTAAGAATACACAAGTACCTTTAACATCAAACACACTTGATTTAATAGCAGGTTTATAGTCTGTGAAACCACTTGTACTCCTGAAAGGATAAGGCTTAACTAAACTAGTTTCAAACTTAAACGTTGGGTTCGTATTGTAATTAAGAGGTGGAGAATATTCGATAATAGGTGTTACCGATATTTCGTTACTCTCAATTCCAGTATCCAACTTATCAATAATACCAGAAAGCTTTGACGATCTTAGCGTTTTATTAAAGTCTTCTAAATTGTTATCTGAATAAGCAGCAACTGCAGTTCTTACTAAAGCCTCAAGATCAGCTTCTGTCTTTTCTGTAGTCTTTCTAGTATACTTAACTCTAACTGACATATCAGCATATACGAATTGAGTCTGAACAAATATAGGTTCTATTCCTAATGGACTTCTTTCATCTAAATACGCGATATACGAATTAGATAATGTACTAGAAATAATTTCTGTTTGATCATTTAAATAAACTGAAATTGCTACTCTTCCATATTGCGGTGGATCTAACTGTTCGCCACCGTATGCAGACACAGCAGTAATTTCAGGGAAAGCTTGTTTTAATAGTATTTCATAATCAGATGTAGTAACTGCTCTTTCTTGAATCTGTAATGCCTTAGGAGCGAAGTATCGAATACTTTCCATTGATTCTCTTTCAGCACCACCCGAAGCTGCGGCAGTTGTTGTATTAGAAATAGTTGCACCTTCAATAAAGGTTGCATTAAAAGTGGATGCACCGTTAGCTTCTCCACCAGCCGTAATTCTATATCGTACTCTTACATCTTCGAATTCTTCAGGTTGTAATCCAAAACTATTCTTACCAAAGTAAATGGCATACTTATCATCAAGATAAGGTTCAACATAAAATACTTTATCTAATGGTTTAACACCAAAGATTGTATTTGCTCTTGTAAAGATATTCTGATCGTCAGTTGCTTCAGCATCAACGAACACTACAAGTGAATCAGTATCTACTTCATTGTTTGTTAGGTTAACTCTCAAGACTCCATCAGAGTCTACGATAAATCCTTCTTTTTGGAAACTGACCAACATTTCACCTTCGTAAATATCAACCTTCTCTGCTACATATTTACCAAGTTCAGTTCTTCTTGCCGTATATGATTTATTAGTTACAAAGTTATAAGTCTCACCTTGATATGTTGCACTAAAGGGTGCATATTGTGGAATCGTAATAGTTGATGCAGTTGCAGTGTTATCTGTAATAGTAACAGTGATCGTTGCTTTTGCTGATTTACGAGATCTTGGAAGATAGTTTAATTCTTTTGCATGGGAAACGATTGAGTTCTTAAGGACGGCAGAGTCAAGAAACATTTCGTTAATTGCCATATTAGTATAGAAGTTATTCTGATAACTATTAAACGAAAGGACATCGAGAAGAACACTCATGTTCGACCCTTCAAAGTTATAATCCTTGAATTGTGTCTGCGTTTGTAAATACAGTTTTAGCTGTTCCTTGATACTATCAAAGTCAAGTTCTGTAATTGGAGTCTTTGGATTTGCCATCTCTATCTGTTCCTTTGTAAAATAACATCTAACTGAATTGGTTGCTCTGCGTTGCGAATGTAAAAGGTAATTCTTACGGAAACATTAGCTGTGTCCATATCACCTGAAACGAATACGTCTATTAACTGTGCTCGAGGCTCATACGTTTCAATTGTAGTTATTACTCTGTCTTTAATTAATTTCAGCGTTCCTGGTGTTAAGTTCTCAAAAAGCATTGCTCTTATGTTGCCACCTAAATAAGGTTGCATTAAACGTTCACCACGATCTGTAAGAATAAGATTCTTTATTGATTCTTTAACTGCGTCTTCATCTTTAAGTATAGCAAGATCTTTCGAGACTGGGCTAATAAGCAAGTCTTTTCTAAAGTCAGCATTTAAACTGATCTTTTTCTTTGTTGGCGATAGATATGTTGCTATTGACATTAAATTATTTCTCTTATATCTAAATGAATGTGTGTATCGTATTCTTTAACATATTTGAACCCGTTTAAATACGCGTCCTTTATAAACTTGGCAGGATCGGCCATATCCTTTTTAACATCAACAACAAGACCACTTAAGTGACTGTTCTGTTCGTCACCCTTTATCTTCTTGTTATAGGCTTTACTTACCCAGCCGTCAACAATTATAAGCTTGCTTCCTGTCAGCGTCTGTACTCTCTTTAGATAGACCTTAACATCAAGATCAACGCGAGTATAGGCGTAAATTCCAATGCCATCCTTTTCATCGAAGCTATCTCCTTCAACACCAAAGACTGTATCAGTTCCTTTAAATACATTACCACATCTCGGAAGATCTTTATAATCTTTAGCAGTAATAGGAACAATATTAGTAGGAGCCTTACCTGTATTTGTAATAGACTTCCCATCAGGCTTAGTCCATCTGCCTTCTAATCTATTTATTACAGATTGCCTAGTTGTTGGAGAGAAACGTATCGCTCCAGCTGCAATTGCGTTACCGCTATTAACATTTGATATATTCTTAAGTCTATTTAC